GGGGTTTGGATTTACCAGTATTTTTTAATGATAGTGATGAGTTAGGTACTGATTTTAGTTTAGCAGAAGGAGATAAAGCACCATTCCAACAAATGACATTTACACTTGCAGATGAACAGGCAATACAAATACAAAACGCAATAGCAGATATAAAGCTAACAGATGAATATAAGTATGCTGAAACAATGGGCAATGAAAATAGTAATGGTAATGCACTTTATTTAATAATTATGCAATGGGCAGAGCAAAAGAAATAATCGTAAAGGTTATACCAAGTAAAATAGCTAATGAGTTTGTAAAGAAAAACCATTATAGCGGTAAGGTAGTGCCAAACTCAACTTTACACTTTGGTTGCTTTTTGGATAATCAATTACATGGTGTTATGCAATATGGAAGTCCGTTTATGAAAACAAAAGTTTTACCATTAGTTGAGCCACAAAATTGGAATGGAATGTTAGAACTAAACAGAATGGCATTTGATAATTATTTACCAAAATATAGTGAAAGTAGATGTATAGCAATAAGCATTAAATTAATTAAAAAAAATGCTCCACATATAAAATGGATTTTATCTTTTGCAGATGGTACGCAATGTGGTGATGGAACTATCTACAGAGCAAGCGGATTTGTTTTAACTTCAGTAAAGGAAAATAATAGTATTATTAAACTTTCAAATGGAGATATTGTAGCTTCAATGACTTATACAAAAGGTAAAAATATTTTAAATCAAGGTGGTAGAGCAGGAATACCAAAAGATGCAGAAAAATTAAATGGTAATATGTTTAGATATATTTACCTAATTGATAAAACTTGCAAAATAACAGTTCCAATATTACCATTCAGCAAAATAGATGAAATGGGTGCAGGAATGTATAAAGGGGAAAAGCTAACAATGTTAGAAAGAAAATTGAGCGATGTGGTAGATTCGAACTCCAACTCTTAACTGGAATGTTAAGCATGTAACCATTACACTAACATCGCTTATGATTTGACAAACATATATAAACATAAATTACAATAATACACAATATATTAACATGGCATACGACAAGACTAAAATATTCGAACAAGCAAAAGAAGCAATAGTAAAACATAAACTATTCTTTGTTGAAGACATAGTTGCATTCTTACCAATAGCAAAAAAAACATTTTATGAATACTACCCAATTGATAGTAACGAATGTAACGAGCTAAAAGGTTTATTAGAAATAAATCGCATAACATTAAAAGTATCAATGCGTTCTAAATGGTACACATCAAACGCACCTGCTTTGCAAATGGCATTAATGAAATTAATTGCAACCCCTGAGGAACTTAAAAAGCTATCAATGACATTTGTTGAAAGTGAAAACACAAACAGAAATGAAAACTTTGATATAAGTAAACTATATGATAGCAAGGCACAAACCGATTTGGAATCAACTGAATAATGATACACGTTACTTTATTGTAACAGGTGGTAGGGGTTCGGGTAAGTCTTTTGAGATAGGTAGGTTCGCATCACTTCTAAGTTATGAACGTGGGCATCGAATATTATTTACAAGGCAAACCATGACAAGTGCGCACCTATCTATTATTCCTGAATTTCAAGAAAAAATTGAACTGCTAAATTTAGAACACGATTTTGAAATATTAAAAAGTGAAATAAAAAACAAACAGTCAGGTAGTGAAATATTATTCAAAGGTATAAAAACATCAAGCGGTGACCAAACAGCTAACTTAAAATCATTGCAAGGGGTTACAACATGGATATTAGATGAAGCAGAAGAATTAGTTGATGAGAAAACATTTGATAAAATAAACCTATCAATACGACAAAAAGGTAAAAAGAACCGAATAATATTAATCTTAAACCCTGCAACAAAAGAACATTGGATATACAAGAAGTTTTTTGAAGAACGAGGTGTTATAGAAGGATATACTGGCATACATCAAGATGCAACATATATTCATACTACCTACATAAATAACCTTGAAAACCTTGATGAATCATTTTTAAACGAGATTGAACGAATAAGAGAAAACAATCCTGCTAAATACAAACATATAGTATTAGGTGGGTGGGTAAACAAAGCAGAGGGTGTAGTATTTACTAATTGGACATTTGGAGAATTTAACCCACATGGATTGCAAACTTCATTCGGTTTGGATTTTGGTTTTAGTATTGACCCTGATGCATTGAGTGAAGTAGCTATTGACAAAGTACGAAAGATAATATACGTTAAAGAACACTTATACAGTAATGGTTTAAAAACCCACGTATTAAGCGGTATATTGAAAGATAGAACACAAGGCAAGGTAATCATAGCAGATAGCGCAGAAGACCGTTTAATAGCAGATTTAAAGCATGCAGGTATAAATATACGAGCAGTAAAGAAAGGAACGATTGAAAGTGGTATAATACGAATGCAGAACTATAATATCATAGTAGAGCCAAACAGCCACAATATAGCAAAGGAATTAAACAACTATGTGTATGCAGACAAAGCAAGCCATATGTATATTGACAATTGGAATCACATGATTGATTCAATTAGGTATAATGTAATATTCCAACTTGACAACCCAAGTGCAGGTAGGTACGCAACAATGAAAATTTAGCAAAAAAGTAAAAAATTTATATATTAAATAGAATGAAGTTTGAGAAAATAACCATTAGCCAGTTTATCAAATGCAAAACAATTGCAGAACTTGAAACAGACCCATTGAACCGAAACATTAAATTGTTAGCTGAATTAACTAACAAAACTTTTGATGAAATTGAATCAATGCCAATTGAACAGTTAACGAAATCATTAAAAGCATTTAGTGAAATAGAGAACCTAAATCCAAATGCAAGAGTTAAAATGGATTTCAAAGTTAAGGGTAGAAGGTTTAAATGTATTTGGCAAACTCAAAAGTTAAAGGCAGCACAGTACATTGATGCAACTTCGTTCTGTAAAGACGAGGCGAATATCATAAACAATATTCATAATATACTTGCAGCGATTTGTGTTGAAAAGAATTGGTATGGTAAAGTAAAAAAATACGATGGTGCGAATCATAAAGAGGTTGCAGACTTGTTTTTAAACCACATGAAAATAGAGCAGGCTTATCCTATCATGCTTTTTTTTTGCAGGTACTACAAGGAATTAGCCGACAATATCCTAATCTATTTGGAATCGGAAGCGGAGAAAGCACTGGCGAAAGTGAAGCCAATATTGGACAAACATTCGAAACTAAATGGGGTTGGATAGTAGCTATAAACAACCTTGCAAACAACGATAGGAGTAAGTGGGAATACTTTGAAGATATGAACATAATTGAGTTCTTAAACACATTAGTATTCTACAAAGATAAGAATGAAGATGATAAAATAAAATGGCAAGCGCAGCAACGAACATAGGCAATAAGTATGGCAGTTCATTAGATACCTTTACAAAGGATTTAAAGAGTGGTGTTGATGCTGTGTTCTTAAAGTGGGCTGAAGATTCTATTTTAATAATGTCAAATATTATAAAGAGTAAAGCAAGAACCAAGCAAGCGAGTACGTTAGCATCTGACTTATACCCTAATGTAATTGATAATGGAATACAAATAGTTACTACTCAAAATTATTGGGAGTTTGTCGATGAAGGTGTAAAGGGTGTATTTAACAAAGGTAAAGCACCAAATAGCAGGTTCAGTTTTAAAAACTTGGGAGTGCCAAAGGATATGCTAAATAGTTTTAAGCAATACATAGCACGAACAGGAAGCAAGGGGTTAAGGAAACAAAATTTAATCCGAAAGAATAAAAAGAAACAAGCAGACTTAATCACAAAGGAAGCAATGAGTATGGCAGTAGCAACCAAGATAGGTGGAATAAAACCAATGAACTATGTTGAGCCTGCAGTAGGTGCTAAAAGATTAAAGATGTTAAACAAAGCGCTATCAAAAGAAATGGCAGTAAAAATAAAATTAGCAATTATAAAGTAATTATAAAATAATGGCAATAACAATTATCACAACACCAAACGCATTCATGGCAGCATTTAATCAAGTGCCATACACAGTTAGTTCGAACAACACTGCACAACCTAACTTTAACTTTATAGTTGATGTAAACCAAACAAGCGGAACAGCAAACCCATTAGCAAGGTTAAAATACCCAGTGCAACCAAGTTCAGCACAATTAACTTTTGACATCGGTAACGTACTTGAAAACTATGTTAGCTACGATTTTAATAATGTAGTAGGTGATGTTGGAACTAATACTAATTCAAGATTAAAATATTATGTTGAGTTCAGAGAGTTGTACGATGTAAGTGGCATACCAACTTTAACAGGTGTATTAGCAACTAACCCAACAGGACAAAGCGCATCAATATTTAAATTTGCAGCAAACGGAATATTTGATTTTGAAGACTTTACACCAACTGCATATAATAGTTTAGATGTAAGTGGGTTTGGCTATTTGTCAAATTCAGGTACAACCGAAAGAATAAACACAAATGAGGAAAGGTTTTTATATTGGTTTGACCCTTTAAGATTAGCAGTAACAATTAGGTACGTT